GACTTTCAGCAATAGATGTAATAGTTACCGAAGCACTATCAGTTACATTGTAAAGAGCCATATCACCAGCAACCAAGCCTTCAACTAATACAGGGTTCAAGAATGAACCGTATTGTGTTTTCAAAGTAGCTTTGAATGATGTTTGACCGATTGCAGAATATGTTGAAGTAACATCTAACAAGCCGTTTAACAAGCTAATATCTGTGCTCATTTCGTCTGCTTCCAATGTACGAAGTCTCTCATCTTGTACATCTAAATGCCAATCAAAAGCTAAGTCAATTTTTTGAGTCGTTGCACCTGAGCCAGTCTTGATTAATTTAGCAGAAATTGAACCGTTGTCGATTCTAATTGGCGCCAAGTAACCATCATTAATCATTTCACCTACCAATTGCTTTGATTTAGTAATACCAAACAATCCCGAAACTTTACATTTCTTATCGTTTATCTTACCAACCATTTGAGGAGAAACAGCACCAGCGTTATTTCCTAAAGTAGTAATCATTGTTTTAACTGAACGAATACCAACTTGTCTTTCGATTTTAGTCTTGTCATCAAAAGTTTCAAAGTCAGAATCTGCGCGCTCATCTACCATGTTCTTAACGAACGGCAATGGGTACCAGCGTAAAGTTTCATCAGCGTTATTTACCAATGCGGTAAAATAAGCTAAGTTAAATGTATCTGTCAAATCAATTTCATTGATAGTACCATCTTCTTTAAAGTATGAAACCTCAATGAATTTCTCTACCACTTCCATGATAGGGGTACAGCCAAACCCTGTATTTGCGACTGTAAGACTGCAACAATTTGCCATAATTTTTAATTTTAAAAGTTATTATTATTCATCAAATTTAATTCAATTTATAATTGCCAATTTTTTTTGTTAGCAATACCCACCGCAATCGGTCGGCTTTCTTAATTCAAGCGAAATACGCAACTCAACACCGCTTAATTTATCCTCAAACAATGTACTTTCAAAGCCTTTGTTATTCACGTAAACACCAAAGCGAGAAAGGTTAGTTAGTTCGTATTCTCTTATCTGTTGCACTCTCACTTGTTTGTTAAGCGTATCAATGAAGTGTTGTACCAATCTTTGCATAGGCTTGATGCTATTCGTGTAAAAGTCATCAACTTCCCACGCTTCAAAGTTAGCGTGAGTTAAAAAGAACAAACGCAAATCACTCACGCGCTCGAACTCATCAACATCTTCATTGAACCTTTCGCTAAATATTTCAAGCAAATAGACAAGCGGTGTTTTCTGTGTATCGAACTGGCGCTTAGTTAAAGTGATGTTTGTTTCTTTAACCGTACCGTGAAAGAAGTAAACCGTTGGCAACGTGAATGAAGTTACAACTATTGCAGCGCTACCACTTAGAGTAATCACACAGCCCGAAATCGAACTTACGGTATAATCATTATTCCCTATCGATAGCACAATGCTTGGTTGAATCCATTTAACATCATCAACGGTAATGGTGTAAACGCCCGCGCTTGGGTTACTTGTTGCCGTAATTGTTACGGTCTTATTCACCGCAGTTAGTACGCTATTCAAGTAATCTATTATATCTGTTTTGTACATCATAATATTGCGCTGTATTTAGGTTGTAATTGCAAGCCATCGTACTCAGGATATGTTGCCGCGTTTACGTGAATATAGTATTGAACCGCCTCCCAATCGGATATGATTCCATTGTGTCTAATCTCGCCCATACGCGCTGCATTCTCTCCCGTCATTACTATACCTACATCGGCTAAAGACTTAGCAACACCGCTCTGTGAATGATGCGCCTGAGTACCTTGTACGTATAAGCAATAAATAATGCCTTTTAATATTTCTTTCATTCCTCTGCTCTCGAATATTCTGCCCTCTGTGTAATACTCTTGCAATAGACTAACACCGTTATTTAAGCCACTTACTTGAATTGCCAATGGATTAAAAACATTAACGTATCTTGCACCAACTGGCACGTTATTTACTACCGTTGCAATGAATAGGTCGCCAAGCGTTAAGCCTAACAATTTGCGGATATATGTTTTTTCAAACTCATCAATATAGGCTTGTAATATTGGAGTCGTGTATGTTGTTTGAGCGATGTAATAAAGCCCAGTGAAGTCTGTTGTTTTAACTAATATTGATGCCATAATTATAAATTTATCTTTAAAAAAAAGGTGGGTTTTTTACCGCCCACCTCCAAACAAAACAAACAAACAAAAGTTTTTTTTAGATTATTTCAGCAATACCTTTCGCTACTAACAACGAAGCAATATCACCGCTTTCTTTATACACCTCACCTTTTTTAAGGTGTTGAGTATCTTTGATTATTTTAATTGACACGTCGCCAACAATAGCAGCAACTTCTGCAACTTCGATAACCTCTACTTCTTTTACTTTCTTAGCCATTTTTTATAGTTTTAAAATTAAAGGGTGAGGTGTTTTAATTCCTCACCCTATTAACTATGCGTTTAACGCTGTTTTCGCAGTTGCGAATGAACCAGTAACCAAAGATAGAACTCTGTTAGACGGCACGTAGCAAACCAATCTCATTTCCGCAAGGATAGTGATTAAGTTTTTAGTGAAATCATCATTCTCATGACCCATTGAGATAGTAGCATCTTGTCTCATTCTCACGTTAACTTGAGAGAAATCACCAAGTAAGAAAGTACCAGCTGTGATACCAGTGTTTTTAATAACTGGGATACCAGCGAAAGTAGTAACACCGTTGTTAACTACGAATAATGAAGGTGCAACATAACCGTTATCAGTTGCTTTAGTCAACTCCATGAATGTAGCATCTGTTGGGTGTAACACGATTGCAGAAGGTAAGTAGTTAGCAGCCTCAACTTGGTTGATTGCAGTACGCAATACATCGAAGTTGTTAGCAGCAGTTCCAAACGTACCGGCAAAAGAACCAGCAGCATAAGTAGTTGATTGAGTAATGATACCATTCAAGTTCGGAGTAGTACCGTTACCACTTAATACACCGCTATCAGCTTTCAATGCAATAAGTTCAATTAAGTTGTTTCTGATTTCTGCTTCCATGAAAGCAACATCGTCTAACATCTCCATTGATACTTTAGTGTAAGCCGTTACTTTTTCTACTTTCGCAGATTTTTCGTTTACGTCGAAATCTTCTTGAGTCTTAGCAGCACCTTCCGCAGTCATGCCAGCAGTACCAGGATCATTGTTAGCCATCTCAGCCCATTGAACATACATCTTGTCAGTACGACCGAAGTTAGTAAGGTCAATGATGAAAGGTCTTCTTCTCTTAGTTGTTACCAAGCCAGTTGAAAAAGAAGCTAATTGATAAGGAATTGAGTTAGTACCAACAGCATCGATGTTAGCAGTGGTCATAGTACCAGCAGCTTTAACATTCATCTGAGCGCTAAACCCTTTCTTTTTCATGTTAGCACCGTTTTCTTTAACGATTGCTCTGTAACCGTCAACGAATAAGTCAGCAAGTGATTTGTAAGATTCTGTTTTCTCTACGGCTGCCTCATTAGCTGCTTTCAATTTAACAATCTCACCGTTCACTTCGCTTTTTAATTCTTCTTTAGCTGCTTTAACTGCCTCTAATTCGGCTTTTAAACTTGCTACTTCGTTTAATGATTCGGCTTTCACCGCATCAAGTTTTTTACCAACTTCAATGTTGATAGCGTCTACTAACGCTTTTTGGTCTTGTGCTTCCATTTTTTAGAAATTTAGATTTTTAATGATTTGATTTACGTCGAATTTTGGCTTTATCGGTTCGCTTGATTTTGCTTCGCTCGGCACTTTTGCAAGTGTGGGCTTATCAAAGGTTTCAGCTACTTCAATCTCTTTTAACACTTGTTTAATCTGCTTTATTTGCAGTTCAAGTGTGTGCATCATATCATCAGATTGAGAGCCGTTTTTAACGGTGTGCATCAACTGATTTAATTTGCTGTCTAATGCTAATGTTATTGATTCTTTGTTGCCGCTCTTAACGCCTAAGAATGGAGTTAAAGAGTTTGCACCGAAGGCAACAGTTGAACCTTCGAAAAGGTTTATTTCTTTTACTAAGTATAAGTACCCGAACTTCTCCGCTTCTTGTGGGTTTACCAGCTTGCTCAATACTTCATTCCACGCAACGGGGCTTTTCTCTGCCTCTATTAAAGAGAGTTGATTGTACTTAAAGCCGATTGAATGATTGTCGTATATGCCCTCTTTATAATTGATAAGAGTATCATTCCCAAGTGTTGTATTGGCAATCTTAGATTCAAAATAAATACCAGTAATTCCATTCTTAGTTGTTTCTTCCAGCACTTGCAACTTACCTACTAAGGTCGTCAGGTCGTGGTTCAATGCGTGTTTAATCTTTGCTACTGCTGTGCTATTCACACCGCGCTCTTCGATTGACTTCTTAGCCGAACCCATTATTAACACATCCTTATCTGAATCAAAGAAGTTGTAAGAATTGAAAAAGCCCGTAACGATACGGGACGATGTGCTAACATCTAAAATATTAGCATCAGCACTTTTAACTGAGTAATGAGCCGACTTCTTATCGACTTCACTTAGTATATTTTTTTTCGCTTCTTCCATTTCTTTTCAAAAATAAATACAAAAACTATTCGCAATTTTTTTTCTTTAATTGATATGATGGTTTGCTTCCTCTACACCTCGCTTCATTACATCGCTTAATATGTTCACCGCAACATCACGACTTATCTCTCCATTTAACACCGCTCTATTCAAAGTGATTATCGTATTTACATTGATGCTGTTTTTTTCTGCTTCTGTTTTTTCGGATTGTTCTTCTTTTTGTTTGTCCTCTTGCAACACTGGCAAATATGAATAGTCAGCAACTAAGTACAACCCTTGTTTCTCTAAACCGAATGCAGCGTTTAAGATGCTCATAAAGTCATCGGCTTGCGGTTGTATTGTATTCTGATAAGTTGATTTAACACCGTTGTTTTTATTCTCGAATGTTGCGCCCTTTGTGCTTGGGAATATATCGCGGTCAGCACCGTAAGCAGCGCATATTGTTTGAAAATCGCTCTCTATGCACTCCAATAGCATCAGGTCTTTAATCGGAAAAGTCATCGGCTGCCACTTCAAAGAACTATTGGTGATGATTTTACGCTTCTGCCCGTCAAATATGCCGTAGCTTTTACTCATTTCACGTTCTATTCTATCGCGTTCCTCTTTGCCTAAAGGTATGGCGCCTCCATCGGCTTGGCTTTCATTGCTTAATATACCTTCTGCACCACGTTCAACTATTAACACATTTTCACTTTTAAGCGCACCAATGATATTCGATAAAGGCAACTGCAAAGAATCAATCTTACTTTGTGATGTTATAAGGTTACCGCCAACTCCCTCATTCTTATATATCATATCGGAAGGCTGCACATTAAAGTAAGTGCCTTGATCATATACCTTATAAGACTTAATAATTCCATCGACCGTTGTTTGATTGTATAGCTTACCCGTTGGAATAACCTCAACATCGCTTGGTAGTAAGTTCCACATTAACGAAGGTAACGCGCTTGGTAGTCCTTTAATCTCGTATATGAAGGCATTGCCAAACACAGATTTAAAAACATAGTATTCAAATAAAAACTCCTCGCGCGTTCGCAAAGGGTTAGGTCTATTCAATAGGTTTAATACCTCATGCTCTTTAATCTCCTCACCAGTCTTTTTATCGTATAGCTTTATATCCATGTTCTTAAACATATCGGCTAACTGGTTGATTACAGATTGAAGATGAGGAATAGTGTTATAAATTCTTAGTTTATTTTCCGTATCAATAAGAATGGGGTTCTTACGGTCGTATATTGAGGTCGAGTACATACCGTTGAAGGTGCTAAGCCCGAACATGCGAGCCACTAAATTAGATACATAACTCATTTGAATAATTTTTTTTAAAATTAATTATAAAAGTAATCGGTAATTTTTTTTATTCAAAGATGTGCGGCAGTAAGGCTTGTATGAAGTTCGCCAGTCCAGCCATCGCATCAGGTGCATCATCGTGCTTACTCTTACCGTCTTTCTTATACTCGTATATTTGCTGCATCATTGCCCTATATTCATCTGTCTGCTTCTCAGGGTGAACATATACGAATTTATTTTTAATGATGTGGTAAGCCATCAATATTCTCGTGTGCTTGTTTGCGGTGTTCTTTATGCTTAATACCTTATCCTCTTGCACCGATTGACGAAGTAAGCGAATGAAACCACTCCCCTGATTGTTTGCCTCTATTCGAGTATAGTCAGCGTTCAACTCCTTTATCTTAGATGATACCATTGGACACGTTACATCTATTGTGTCTTGTGTGAAAATAGCATCTGTAATATATATCTTACCGTCGTATATCTTCGCCCACAATGCGCATAAATAATCGCTACCTTCATCTGCAACATCGACATAACCAAGTACGCTGTCGGGCTTATGCTCAGGCAATGTTTTGAAGTATCTAAAAGTATCTTCAACAAACAACGCGCCCTCTAACCTACCGAGCCATTGACCTAAAACAACGTGGCAATAGTGGTTAAAGTCTGTTTTTCTCATCTCTTCCACATCTTTAATAAACGATGCAGAAAGGTTATTGATGTTATCTAAGTAGGTACTATGAATGTGCAACACATCAGGGTGGGTGGTTGTTTCTATTTGCACTCCATCAATCTCTATAAATGATAAATGCTTTTCAAAAAACTTTTTGTATATCCAATGCTTTTTATTCGACGGGTTGAGAACCATTATAACCCTATTCTTTGCTTTGTTAGTTCTTATCGATAGGTTTATCTTATCAAAGATGCTTTCATCTATCAACTCTTCTGCTTCATCTAATACCCACGTTGTAACATCGGCAATACTTTTTAGGTTTGCGGTTTGATTACCCGAACTTGTTTTGATGCCTCTAAAGATTATTTCGCTACCAGTAACCTTGTTTGTTATCTCCGTTTTGTTTACGTGAAAATCTTCCTCTTTATTCATCAGTTCAATCTTATTGGTGAACTCAGGAATAATAGATATTTCAGCACTTGACATTGTATATCGAGTAAACAATACTCTGTGCCCTTGCTCATAGGTTAACAAACACATGGCTGTATTTGCGTGAAAAGATTTGCCGCTACCCCTTCCGCCCGTTATGATGATATATCTTTTATCGGTAGTGTAAAGTTCTTTGTATTTCTTATTCTGCTTTATCATCGTCCGCCCATTCGTGAAATGGCTTACTATCTGTCATGTTAATATCCTTGCCGTTTGTGGTAACATCTGTCTTCTTCGGTATGAAGTAAGGGAATAGATTAGTTAGTAATCTTAGATAGTTTACTGAGTCCTCATTTCTTACATCAGCTAACGCCTTTTGAACGTGGCATACTTCGCCCTCCATTATACTAATAAACAATTCTCTCGCGTCTTGCGTGATTTTGTTTTCAATTCCTTTTTCTCTACCACCTTTTTTTTTATGTCCTTTCTCAAACTTAGCCATATCACTACTTTTCACTATTATAGTGGATTTCTCAATGCAACCCCACACTTATAACAAAACACCTCTGCGTGGTCTATAATAGACTCGCACACTACACACTTTATTATTGTTAATTCGCTCACTTCTTTTTTTTTACTTTTCGTTTCTTTGCTTCCTTAATAGCCTCTTTAACTATTGTTGCGTAATATTCCGCTTCCTTACTTTTCATATTTAACCAATAAATAATGTAATGATATTAGCGTGTATGTTGCCGTCATTACCTTCCAATTAGTAAGATACGATAAAGATATTAACGTACCTATCAAGGCTACAAATAACACCGTTTGCACTACTGCTTTTAATTTCCTATTCATCCTATTTGTTTTAAGACCTCAATAAAATAAGGTCGTTTATATGTTTCTCGTTTCGCTTGTATTACTTTCAACTTATTGATCGGGCAATCTATCATCCACCATTTGCCTCTGCCGTAAAATCTTTG